TTGCACATGAATATGGAGTTCTCAAGATTGATTGCTGATTATGACAAATATCCAATCAAGAACATCATAATAGATGGGAAAATTGAGAGTCAAGAAAATCCAAGTTTGGTGAAATACATAAATGGATTGAAAGGAAAGAATTCTCCAAGGACACTTTTCCACGTTCCAATGTTGTTAGTTGAAAGGGGAGAAACTGAAGTTCCGATCATTAAGGAAACACCAGTCCCTGAAGCTTACATCGCTCAACACATGATCGGGCTTTCGTTTAATAAGGGCAAAGACTATGACACATTGGAAATGATCAGCAAGATCAACAACTCAACCCAGAGAATGAAAAAGTCAGTACGAGAAGCTGGAGAGGATATAATCCATGTCAAGCATCTCACAATGGAGCAGAAGGTGCAATTGGCAGATCGAGGTGTGTTTGGTAAGGAGATGCATCCATTCAAGACAGATCGTGAGAAGTCTCTGTCACATGATGCAAATCTTGAGCCACTTGAGGACTACCTGGAGTTACCTCTAGAGTTTAATTGTACTGCTGATGAAAAGGACAAGTTGTTGCTCAACTCATCCATTGATGGCGGCTTGGAGTTTGTCGGGGATCATGTCAATGGCCTGTCTAGAGTTGAGCTTTATGAGCCGTTGAGATTTCTTGATAGAGTACTATCTGAGGTTGTCATCAATAACAAGAGGAACCCATCCAGAGCAAGTGAATTCATAGTCAAGAAAATTCATGGCTACCGTGCATTCATCATCATCAAAAACACACGACTCGGAAATACAAATGACCCTGCTCCATCATTCTACTCGATCATTTTCAAAGGGGAACAATATGGACCACGAGGACTATTTGAGGAAGCAGTTGAACTCAATGACGGGTGGTGTATAACGAGATTTGTATCCACAGACAGAACTAGATCTTCTCACACAATGAACCTATGGGAACAATTTAGTGTCTTGTGTTGGGAAAATCTTGAGACTCTTGGCATGCTGACTGAAACATTCAGTGAGGAACAAGTTGTATCAAAATCATCCAGCATCAAGCATGATTTGATTTCCATGCTCCATGACTCGACTGAATATTCTGCTGCAATCAGCAATTTGAGATTTTATTACTTCCCTTTGATGTCAGGCTTCAGAGGTTGCAAGTTGGATGCGGAGAAGATAGTGAAAAAATTTCCAAGCATCATAAGATCTCCGTTATTGCTTCATGATTTAAGGAAGCTAGCAGTTATACATGAGAACCTTGATGAGGATTACCTGGTCATGGAGTCCCGAAACTTGATGCCTAGGAAAATAGCTGAAAGATTGGTTTATGAGAGAGATGAGGATGATCAAGAGCAAATTGTTGAGGATCTAGAAAGTGATACCCTTCCATCGATCAGAACACCCTTTGGCTACACAATCACAAATACAAGGAGTTTCTTGAAGGCATCATACAACCAAATTTATCACAACAAAGATGAAGCAGATAAGGGTTCATCCTCAAAACAGATCGTTTCTAAAATATTCAAGACTGAAAAAAGAATGAGAGACACTCTGAAGGAAGGACTATCAGTCATATCTCATGACTCAACAATGAATGAGCTCAGAGACATATACTCCTGCAATTTAAGTGCAATCATCCATGGAGCAGATCTCATCATGGATGACATAATATCAGAAAAGTGCCCTGAGTTGAAAAGTGACCTTGTGAGTAACAGAATACTCTATGATGAATGGATAATGAAGACAGTCATCATGCCAACAATAATCAGGACCACCTATTCTGAACTAGCCACCACAAAAGCCACTTTCATTAACAAAGGAAATGTTTCAGTGAGGAAATTGAGAGAAGGATCAGTGACTCCAGATGATCTGGATCTGGGTGAAACAAAGAAATGCATTGAGATTGTTTATAAATACATAAATGAATTCAATGTCCTATCACACGGACCAGCAGGTGACATAGGGTATTTGATGAGTGAATTTGATCAATCTGATGGTGGCAGAATAGTGGCCAAGATATTCAAAAAGAATCAAAATACGGGTGTTCGTGATATATACATTCTGACAATTCATGGGAGGATGTTAGTGAGAGTCTGTGAGGATATATCAAGGTCTCTTTGCAAGTGTCTACCTAATGAAAAACTAACATCATCACACGACAAGGAGAGATTCATGGTAGATCACTACATGAAGGTTAAACAGTACACAAGAGACAACAACCTATCAAGCGATAATCTTGTGACACACACCTTCAAGGAATCAGGTGACATGAGTGAGTGGGCAAACAGATGGTTCATGAAGTCACTATCTGCAACGCTACTGAGACTCATACCAATGGAGCTTCATCCACTAGTTATGAAAGTGATGAATTCCGTTACTGACAAGCACATAGAGTTGCCAAAACAATTCGTTAAGAGTGCATTCAACAACCCTGATACTGTTCTAATCACAGAAGCATCTGAGAAAATCAAAAGAGAACTCATTGGTCGAGATGCTGATAGAGAGTATCTAGTGGATAACGGCACACGAGTTACTTGCTACGCAAACATGATGCAAGGAATCCTACATTATACAAGCTCTCTGGCACACACGGGATCCATCAGGTTGTTCTGCAAGCTGATGGGAGAATTCATAAAGAAAGCTACGGATGATAAGTGCCATGTCATCATGTCATATGAGTGTTCTTCAGATGATAAGGGGATTTTAATGACACTGCTAGCAGATGAAGATGATATGCCGAAGATTGACATAGTGAGGAGAGCCTGGGCAAAGGTATCTTCTAGGGTGGATGAATCATATGGAATAAAGACGTCAAAAGAAAAAACTAATTTCACTGTGACTTCCCTCTTTGAGTTCAACAACATATTCTATTGTGGCAATTCAATAGCAGTCCCGATCAGCAAGTTCACATCCAGATGCATTGATGATTCGGTTCAGTCATCATTGCATCAGCGGGTGTCCCATATGTATTCATCAGCTAGACAAGTGAGAGAATCAGGAGGTAGTGGAATCTTGTGTTCCCTGATCACATATGCACAGAGATCTGCATTAATGAACAATATTGGATGGAGATCGATGAACTGGTTCACCAGTGATGTTCTTGACATGCTATCAAAGTATAGATTCAGCTTTCTGGGGTATAGACATGTCTGTGGGCCGATAACAGCAGGTATTTGTATGTCTGAATATGAGAATATGAAACAGGCCATAAGAAACAACACAGGTGCACAATTGAAAGCATTGTCAATCAGTGAATTCTCGGATGAGGAGTTCATATCAAAAGACTCAATGGACTTCGGAATATGGGAGAGGACTAGACATTTCGCACTTTTGAAGACTCTGGGACTCACAGTTAAATCAGATACAACCCCTGATGACGTCAGAATTAAACTGACTGGGGGTTTGAATAAACATGAAATGAAAATCTTCATGGAACAGACCATGAGATCAAAGGGCTTTGGCAGATCATTAGCGCATGTTCAGAGATCTGACATATTGGGTTCTAGTGTATATCTATTATGGTCACAGACATTCAACATTCAGGACTGCAGGAGTTCTATCAAAAGAGTGATATCCGCCCTGGATTCAAGTAGAGAAGAGAGCACAGATTGTCCTAATGAGTACAAAAGATGGATGAGTCTAGAAGTGGAAAAACGATCATATGTCATGCGTTCTAAACGATCTAGATTGAGGCCACGGAAATACGATCCATTGATCAGGGTTGGTTTCAGTAGGGATGACCTAACAAGAATTTTGAAGAAGGATTGGTATGGCCTCGACATCATGGAACAGGATAATGATGACAAGACTAGAAGTGAGATGTACTCAATGGAATGGTTGATGCCAACACCTGAGGAGACATTCAAAGTGATTGAACCATCACATTTCTTGATATTGGTC